GACACTTGCATAGACTCCACTCTGTGGGTGAAAAGTACGTTTACGTATGCACGTAGGTTCGGCACGGTGATATTGAACACCAGTCAAGTGTTTAAAATCAAGAATAACTCGGAGCCACTGATCCATAACTTGGGGTGACTTGAACAATGTCTAAGTAAGCATTCCACGACGTGGAATAACCGACACCATTAATAAACCAAATTGAGCTATTACCTCCATTAACGGATGGAGTAACATCAACAAAAAACTTAACTGTTGCACTTTGAAATACACCAGTATAAAAGCCATTGGAAATTTGACTAGAACTAGTAGAAAACTGAGTCAAAGTTCCTAATATAGTAGTACCACTATAAGAATTATAAGTAGGTACAGGTTGCGGTAAAGAATTAGAATTAGTGCTAACAGCACTAATACTATATGTAATCATATAACGACCATGACATTGCTGTGGAAAAACAATTGAATAATTGTTAGTAGAACCATTAACAATAAATGTTTGAAACAAACAGCCGCAACTATTATTTGGATCATATACAACACTGGTTTCATATGGGGAAGTAGCAGTAACGACAGCAGTTATTTTGTCAGCCAAGTTGGTGGTTCCGGTTGTGGAGGTCAGTTTAGGTTTGTAAAACTCAACCTCATAGGAAACCCATAATTCGCCTATAGAACTACCAGAGAACGCAGCGGGCATTCCCTGAGTGGCAATGGTAAAATTACCGAGATCATACAGCCTAAGATCGGCATCATTGCCAAGAGAAGCAGTAGTTCGAACATATAAATGAGTGTCAACATTTTGTCCTCGTTTGCACTCAATAGGATGAACAATATGTTCACTAGGTTTGCCAGAACAAGCAAACTGATAGTTTTCCATTGTACGCTTATCAGGAAAGATAGGGTCCAATGGGTTATACTGTGAACACATAACTACTGTACCAAGGTTAGATGTTGTTGAAGCTGTATTTAAATCAGATGACATAGACTTAAATTCTAGAACCATTCCACGGAATTCGTACTCCTCAAAATTCTGAGCAAGAGAACTTAGCCATGGAAATAAAGTGCCAACTCCAGGCTGCAAAGGAAAACTTTGCGTAGTAAAGTTGACAGTCGAATTTATGTCACAAATATACTCACGATGCGATATAATAATACCACCTGGTGAGTTTTTCATCATTGGGACCTGGCTGGAAATTGATTGCGCAGGGTGCATAATTGAGTTTCGTGATACTTTATAATCTCCGAATCCAACAAGAGCTTTAAAGAACGCATTTGCTCCAGTTCCTGCGTATCCAGCCCATTTTCTGATTGATTGAGTAACTCGGTTACCTCCCGCTGGACCTCCAGGACGAGGGGGTACAGCTCGTCGCACAGGTCTGTAAGGGATCGGCGGAGGTAGGGGTCTGCTTGCCATCTCTGCGAGTAATCGGGCATCCTTCTTCGCTTGTTGCTTGACGGCTTGTTTGCGTGGGGCATTCTTTTGGGGCATTAAAGATTTTCTTTAAACAGGCGGGTTTACCTTTAAGCACCTGTTGTAAAAGTAATCCGTGAGAGGAAAAAAGCGGTAAACTCTCACAACGCGTATTAATATAAGCCAACTCGAGTTCACTAAAACGTGCCGATAGGCACGCTTTAATAAAAGGGGTATGAACAACTCCCTTTAGATATGAAGATAATAGAACATCAATCTCCTCGAAATGGCGAGCCCATGGAAACAAGCAAATTCGCAAGCCTATTAGGTGGGCAATACAAGACTCTTCAAACGTAATTGAAGGACATCGCCTAACCCAATTTACTGAACAAAGCAATTTAGGTAAATTGCCAGCAGCAACTATAAAGTCACCAAAACCTGGCACAAATCGCTCTTCAAGGTGGTGAGAGAGAAAGACACACTCTCTGGGGCTTCTAGGAATCCAATTCTCACATTCAATAATTAAACCTTGTTTAGCAAGGTAATCACAAAATGTTTTAAAATCTCCTTTATAACGTATAAACACGTCATCACCATTTATTAAAGCTTGTATAACATCTTTCCAATATTCATTAGGATAAAAATGATAACAACCATAAATGAGATACCACCAAACCATAAGTGAATTATCATCAGATGTGTTGCACCAGCCACTTTTATTACCTCGGACGCGGTAAAGACCACCACATCCTGCGGCACAACCGGCATAAACACAATTATAAAGCCAAATAATTCCTTTCCAATATCGGGTGGGTAAAAATTTCATTCTTAGATTTCTAATCTCTCGAGCAACCCTAGGATGAAACCCCAAATCACAACCATCAACGTCTCCATCGTTGGATTGGCTATCGAATTTAGAAACAAATCTGACAAATTGATTGCCAGGGATTTGAATACCAATTGTAATAGGGTGGTTACCAATTGTTTCGTGTATTTTTTGGTTTTGAGTGTTAAAAAGAACAAGGCATGCCAATAAATGATCTATTGGACTAGCCATAAACACACGTGTTTTACCTTGATGCACCTTTTCAATTGGTCTTAATTCACTCTTCTCAGTGAGACTAAAAACACATTGAATTTTTTCACCAGACAAAAGACGTCGAACTCGATCTTCAACATATTCCGGTATAGACTCCAAGACATCTCCTTTTGATAAATAATTATAAAAATAAGGAAAACCAGGGCTTTTATCACGCTTGATAAAAGAAAGAGCATCAGTGTATGATAACACTAACTGTTCAGGGTTTTCAGACCAAATACTTTTAAACTCATCATAAAGAACTTGAGATGTCATTTTAATAAGCCTTTCATCTAATATAGGTAGTACACGATTGTGTTTTGCTAAACCAACCTTGAGGGATGATTCTGCCATAACACTAGGAACATATGCAAGCTCCATTGCATTATTGGGACTCCAAGGGGTCTGCCTATATGCACTCTTACCCAAAGGTCTATATACAACCTTGCAGATAAGGTCTGGCCCGCCAAGATCAGGTGGTCGGGACCGGGCCAGAGGAGCCTCTCGAATGAGAGGCATAGTGATATAGGCATTTAATTGTTTTTTGGACCAGCCTTTTTAGGCTGGGCCCAAATGAGTTCGATCAACTCACTTGTAAATGCAAGGCCAACATTATTTTTGCCTTGTATTCCCGCTTTGGAGTGCATTCCAACGATTCGTCCATTGGAATCACAATAGGGTGATCCACACCACCCTAAATCTGTGGTTGCACCAACAACCACCTCAACCCCTTGCGGGGTTTTATCAACGCTTTCAACATTTCCTTCAGAATGCTGACCAGGACCTTTCAAAACAATAATTTTTTGACCAACCTCTGGAGGCGAAAAATCACGTTTTTTAAGAGATGGCATACCATCCATTCTCTTAACCAAAACCATATCGGCGGGTAGTCCTTTCTTATTAGTATTTGCAGGCATATCCATTTTAGAACCTCCAAATCTCAAAAATTTTGCACGAGCATAAGAATGATTGTTTAGCAACACGCCTTCCGACGTGGCTATACAATTCTGAAGAACATTTTCATTCTCATCCAAAACCTGGCCAACAGCTTGTAAAGGAATATCATACTTAAACATTGGGCTGCTATGAACAACAGCTTCATATTTAACAGCGTTCTGCTGACACTCTTTCAATCGACGAGCTTGAATTTCGACTGCTTTTTGAACAATTTGATCATCAGTCATATCACAACAAATTATATCATTTTGTATATTCATTTTTGTTTGTGTTTGAGGATGTACAGTCATAGGAGCATACTTAACATCCATAAATTCATAGCGAGTGTCATCGGGTCCATAAACATGTCGATTAAATCGCTCACGTTCCAAATCATAATCTTGATCATATTCATCAAAAATTACGAAATTCTCCTCCTGCATGACCTCACGACCATCATCCAATTTAACGGCACGTGTAATCACATAAGACCCAGGTGATAAAGGGGTACCTATCCACTCCTTTGGTGTTCGAGATTCACCATCAACAAATAATTCCAATATATCTTTCTCATCATATATGATGAAACCTCGTTTCCTTTGTTGTGGGATCTTTTGAGTGGCAGCATGAACCTTTCTGGCGCCACGACCACGTTTATTCTTGCCCTTTCCTTCAAAAACTTCTTCTTCTTTTGTTAACTTCGTCAACCAGGATGTAAGAACTCCTGGATGATGCAACTGGATGTATATAAACAATCCAATAAGAACCGAAATAGTAGCAGAGGCAATCTTTGCCTTATTCTGCTTCAACAATTTAAGAATTTTCTTTCGAGCATAACGAACCTTCTCCATTATTTCTGCTGGATCAGGTTCATCATCAGGTGCCTCAATAATCTCAAGATGTTCCTCCTGCTTTAATACAGGTTTGACACGACCATATTCATCAAAAAGAATTGGTCCTCGAATGCCATTTTTATTCCTATATAAAAACTCGTCCTCGGATTCAGACGAACTTGAGGAATCATCTTCAGAACTTGATTTTGAAACTGGTTTTCTCTTTCGAACAAGACTTTTTCCGGGGAAACAGGCAACAACCAAACTAATAATTTGCGTCACAATTGAAATGCAACCCAAATCTTTTGGCGCCATACCTAAGCCGATATCAACAACACCGGCAACGAAGGCTCCAGAAACTAATCCTGCCTTTATTATATTAAGCATAGCGGTCATAGAACCATCTCGGAGTTTGTCAATCATTGACTCATATTTTGGTTTCTTCCAATATGTACGCAAGTACATATAGACACCAAATATTATTGTCAACAACGCACCAAACTCCAATGACCGTTTAGCAGCAGGAATAAATTCCGCAATATCATTTTTCATTTCTCGAGACTCCACAACGAACTGTTTAGCCTCATCAACAGATTGCATTACATTTTTATAATCATTTGCAACCTTATTAATAACTCGTTTGCATGTAATATACGCAGAACGAACAACAAATGATGAAACAATTGCGGATACACCAAAAATTAATGCGGATACCATTTGATTTTCCATTTGAAAAT